TAACTAAAGCTCCTGCATTTGACACAGTTAATGTGTATGCTGTTCCGTTTGGAGATAGCATTGTAATACCATTACCACCAGTTCCACCATCAGGTGCAACTACATATAATGCTCTAACGTGAGTAGTATCTGCATTTATACTTGTAACCTGGCGCCCCATTGCTACCGCTCCAGCTTGACCAGCTGATGTTTGCTGCCCGAATGCTACCGAACCATCACCCGAAGCGACCGAAGTTCTACCAAAACTAATAGCATATGAGGTAGTGGCTTCTGCATATTGTCCAAAAGCTGCCGCATGCGTACCATTGGCGACCGCATCTTGGCCATATGCCATGGCGCCCGTGCCCCCGGATGCCGAAGCTCCGTTACCAATCGCGATTGAATTACTTACACTTGCATTTCCTGTAGCTCCTGTTACAGCACTCTGTACTGAATTAGAACCAGTACCAGCTACCATACCAGCAGATCCACCTGCTGCAGCTATAGTTAAATCATTACCACTATTAGTTAAAGTAATATTAGTTCCTGCTACAAGAGTTGCTTTAGACTCATTTCCAAGTTGATCTGTTAATTTAATATCAGCATTTAATCCATCTTGTACTGAACCTATAGTATAAGTAGTGTTATTATCACCAGTTACTGTTGCTGATGTAAAGTCTGCATTTCCTGTAAACTTAATTGTTGTTGTTGATGCTTCTAATGGTAGTGCTGTACCTACACCATCAGAGATCACTCTGTTTGTTCCATCAAGAGCTGCATTATCTAAAGTCTTTAATATACCTTGATAAGTAGCGTCTATTTGTTGTCCTGTTAATGTTGCCATAATTTATTAATTTGTATTTATTTTAATTTATGTTAGTGACCATGTTCTTGTTTCAGCTTCCCATTGATTTGTATTTAAATCCCATTGGAATGTTGGTTGTGGAACTGGTGCTTGTGATAATGCATACCACCATGTTCCATTTTGTGGTGCTGTAATACCATAGTAATTTGCTAATGCAATAGTCCAACTTCCATAAAGAGGTTGAGTTATTCCAAAATTAATACAAAGTGCTTGTAACCAACTTGAATTTACTGGCTCTGTAACACCTAAATATTCACAATAACCTTGTAACCAATTACCATTAACTGGTTCTGTTACTGCTCCTTGACTTTGAATTAATACGTATTGTTGTTGTACTGATTGCATATATTATTTTCTTAATTTTGTGACAGCATCAATGACTCCCTGTGTTCCTATATATACTGTTGCTATAGTTACCCAATCTGATGATGTTAGATCACCAAACACAGCGAGGGCAGTTGCTATGATGAATACAAACAACTTCTTACTAACCCAGCTATTTAACTTTTTGTCCAATGTTCCCATTTTTACGTAAGTATATTTTTAACTTTTTAACATTATTGCGAGTAGCCTTAGTTGCAGCTGCTACAGTCGGGGTCGCAATCCGTCCCGCAATCTGCGTATATCCAGAGATCTCTTTCATTTCTAGTTGTTGGTATTTTAGTTACTAATTGATTTTGATATGCTTCACCTCTATCAGGTTGCATACCATCTGTTCCAGGATTTTGATATTCTGGAAACATACCAGGATTATCACTTAAATATTCCCTTAATCTTTCATCATAGAACTGTGCCAAGTTCATGGCATTCTGTCTAAGATATTTCATATCTTCCAATGTCGATGCAGCAGTTTCTTCTGAAGTTCCACTAACAATTCCTTTTTCTACTAATTTATATTTTAAACTAGGTAACACTAAATACAATGCATATTGCATAAGTGAAGGTCCAACATAGTCACGTAAGAAATTATTCTCGTTAGTAGTTAAATCATTTGCTACAACTCCTGATTTTAATCTATTATAAAAACGAGATCCTAATGACTGCTGTGTATACACACTTTGTGCATTTAAAATGCTTGGTGTAAGAACATCAATGCGTATGTTATTATCTAATGAAGTCCATTGCTTCATTCTTTGTTCACTAACTAGTAATACTGTGTCCATTTGTTTTATTATATTTCGTCTGGGTATACGTCTGCATCTCTTGTATTAGGTGCATCTTGGTTAATATCACCAGGTGCATCACTAACATCACTCATACTTAATAACCTATTTGGTTTAATTTTCATTTTAACATTATAACCTGCAAGTTTTAAAATATATCCAAAACTAGATAATATCTTTTTACGTTTAGGTTCAATTACTGTTCCCTCGAAGTGTGCATAAGCTACTGCAATCTCATCTGCATTATTACTAAAACCACTAGCATCTTTAATTCCCAACAAAAGTGGTGATGTTATTCTATGACTTGTCAAAATTCTACTTGAAATTCGCTGTTCAAGTGTAATGTAATAGTCATCATTCGAAGCATCAATAGTTTGGACATCCATAGCTCTTTCAGAACCATCAGAGAATGTTAAAAAGAACTTCCCAGCATTAGATTCAGAACTAAATGTATTTTGAATTTCTCTATAAATTTCACGCTGTGCCTCTGGTGTAGGAATACCATTGTTCATTTTTATTATCATGGAAGGCATTAAATTTTGTGATATATTAGAATTGTGAAAGACACTAATTCTGTGATCTAAATTTATATCATTTAATGCACCAACATAACCAGGTAAAGGATAAACCTCATTGCCAGGAGTATAGTTAAAACAATAATAAACTTGACTTGCGTTGTCTCCTTTGTTATCTGTTGCATCAAAGCATTTATACGTTTCAAACGGATATTTACGAAGATTCGCCCAATTAGACGAATACATGTACTCATTAACTTTATCTTCTTCATCTCTTTTACCAGATCTAACGTTAGCAAACGGTAAATGGTAAATTTCAGCAATACCAGTTCCTTCTTTATTCCATATAACATTGATAGAATAACCCTGATATAACGCATAATCTAATGTAATTTTTTCAAGTATTTCATCTATACTTTCTCCAGCAGTATTGATATATTCATCACCAATAGTTTCTAAACCTTCTCCTAAAATACCTTCTTTAATTGCATCTACACAAGTATGGTGCATTGCAGAGTTATCATATAAATCAATTAATAATTGTGGAAATAAATTATCAGCACCAAAGCTCATGTAATCTTTTCCTCTAACTTCTTTAATTGCTGGTAATTCAATAGCTTGGAACTGAGATCCTTTAATTGAATATAAATTGTTATTTTCTTCCATATTTGTTTTTAATAATTTGGTCTATAATATACATCTGCTACTCTTTCTTCAGTGTCTGTTCCTGAATCATAAGCAACTGTTCCCATACTTCCTCCTGGTTCTGTAATTAATTTGGCTAAACCATATGATATTGGATTATTATTAATAGATAATGACCAATTATATACACCGTTCTTGTGTTCATCACCAAATCCAGTTGGAAAAGTTATACTGTACTTTGTATATCTATCTCCCGTAGTTAACGCAGTTGCAGTTAACTCCAATGGTTGATGACTATACTGACTAGTTAAAGTGAATATATAATCTGTCAATGTTTGATTAGCTAGATTTAAATATATGTAAGTTTGAAGACTACCTTCAATAGCGTATAACGTCATGTTAATTAACTTTGTTTCTATACTATTAAATATAAAAAACATAAAAGTTGGTGTATGATCTTAAAATGTGATAAATTTCTACCTATTGCCAGTATGGATGACGCAAGATTCATTCAATGGTTAGATCAAGTAAAACAAATGGACTGGTCTGACTATGAATTATGGGTATATGGTGGTATATTACACAAACCAATAACTAGAGATTTAGATGCTAGTTTAGTAGGTCCATGGAATCCTGATAGAATTAGACTACTTTTAGATGGAATGTACCAGACAGCGTTTGAACTACAAATAGAACCAGATATAAAGTACCAAACACTAGAACAGTTAACACAACCAGGCTCACCTCTGCTGTCAGGGTACCCACCTAGTATGTTATTAGTAGGTAATAAAAAACTATTATGTGGTAAATTAGGTGATGGTAACTTGAGATGGAAAAGATCACCTATAAAGACTATAAATCCACCTAAACAATTGATATAAAAAAAGAGGACCTAAGTCCTCTTTCTTCGTCATATATAGAGACAATCTATGTAGCTTATGCTACTACGATTGATGAATCTACAGTGTACATCGGGTGTGCTTCAATACCTCCGACAATGATCTGCATTTGGTTAGCGTCAGCATATGCTGTTCCACTAGCCGCAGTTCCAGAAATCATATATCCTCCTCTTTCTAATCCAACTGACCAGAATACTCCGTTATTGTCTTTAGCGATGATAATTAAATCAGTTGCTTCAGATAATAAAAGTAATTGGTTTCTCATATCAGTATTCATCTTGTTGAATACCATAGTTAATTGTTGATCAAATGTAGCAGTTCCAGCTTCTTGTGAAACTGTAATTGTACTATTTAAGTTAGAAGTTTGTCTTGGTGTTTGAAACTCAAAGAAATCCGATGGTCCGATTGAGCTCCCACCTACGGTGATTGCTGTTACATTTCCAGACGTTTCTGTGATTGATTGTACTGGACCATTAGCGATATAGATACTTTCTATACCTCCCTGGTTAGTATTACAATCTCTAGATAGTCCTGCAACGATATTACTACAAGCCATAATTTATTCGTGTTTTTTTAAGTTAATTATAATTAGGAGTGTCAATGCCTATGCAGCAAAAACACTCCTAATTTAAGGTTATTTATTAAGCCATGTCGTTTGTAGCGAAGACGTTAACCTCTCCTACTCCTACTCCAAGTCTCCAAGCTGCTCTAAACTTCATTACATCAGCTGCTTCATCATAGAAGAAACGGAAGCTATCTAGCTCATCTGTCAATCCGGTAGCTGCAAGGATCATTTTACCTGGTCCAGCAAATTTGTAGTCAGAACCAACTAGCCCTGACGAGCGCACTACAGTGATATTTGTTCCTGGTAAGATAAGAATATCATTACCTTCAACTGAATTGAAGTGGTATAAGTTCTGTGCTACTAAAGCTCTAACTAATGCTCTGTATGCATCAGGAGAAACAGTCATGATTAAATCGTCTCTGTCTTTTACAGATTCGTCGATTGCATCATATAAATCAAGTGCTTGAGAAAATGCATTAGCTGCAGTCCATGCTGCAGGAGTACCTGCTTGTAAATTAGCTCCGTTTGCAGAAGTAATCTGTGCTTTTAATCCTGTAGTTGTACCGAAACCATTGATTAAGAAACCTTCATTGTATTTTCTTAATTTGTCAGTATAACTCTCCGCAATGACGTTCTCAAATGGTAAGAAGTCGTTACCAGTACCTGCGTTCATAAAAGAACTTTGGTACACCGATCTCAAATCTTCGATACACATTTCCGTCTTGCTCTGGAGAGACTCAATTGTGACGTTTACTTGAGAATAAGTTACTTCACCGTCTGAAGTCCATCCACAAGATAATGCTGATACAGGTAAGTCTGCATCAACTAAGTTAATTGCTACTGTTCCACTGCTGAAACCTGATCTTAAATCTACGTAGTCTAATAAGTCTGTTTTAAGCACGACCTTACTGATTAAAGAAAGTGATTCCTGGTCAGTATAGGCTGGTAGTGCTGATATGTCAAATCCAAATGCCATAATAATTAATTGTTTTTTTAGTTAAATTTATTTGTTGCGGATAGCTCTTAATGCATCCATTCTTTTTGCAAACATTTCATCTCTAATAACTTTGTTCTCAGAGAAAGTGTTGCGTACTGGTTTTGCAGCTGGTTCACCTGCTACTGTATTAAACCTTTCTTTTAAAAGATTTAGCTCTTTCTTTAGTTCTTCGATTACTTCGCCTTGAGGTTTAACGATTTCAACGATAGCTTCAACTAATTCATCCATATCAAAGTCTTTTTCTTTAACTTCGATTTTGATGTCTTCGTCTTCTTCCATCTCGATCTTTACTTCTTCTTCTTTTTCAGCTTCAACGTCAGCTGATTTTTCTTCGACAGAAGTAATTTCACCGTTTTCTCCGACAGTAACCAATAAACCATCAGTTGTTTCATGTACTCCAGCTGGAGCAAATGGGTCTTCAGATACACCTTCACCTGCTCTAATAAACAAGATTGCTCCTGCTTCTAGTTCACCTTCAGTATATACCTGGACGCCATCAACTAAAGTAGCCTCAGCCATTTTAGTTTCAACAACCTCAGTTGAAAGCATAACTTTCAACTTTCCAATTACGTCATTTACATTCATAATTTATAGGTATTTTTAGTTTAGTTATAGATGTGTTTCACCTATACTATTAAATATATGTTGCAACGGAATTGACAAAAGTTTGAAAATAAACGCTAAATAATTTTTTTATGTCAATTATTTGTGGTATATTAGTAGTATACTAATGGAGGTTACTACCTCACTAAACTAAATTAAAATGACAAAAGTACAATTAACAGAACAAGAATTAGAAAAGTATTTAGAAGATCCTAAAAACGTATTACAGGTATTTATGGGTGCTTTCGTAGACAAATATGGTTATGACCATTCTAAAGTAAAAGCAGAAATAGCAGAATCTAAAAATACTGCTACATATTGGAAAGGCAAAGAGTGGTACAATACAAAAGAAAATAGTGCACTAATTGGTCTTTTTCACAAAACCTTTAATATTATCTTTGGCGAAGGCACTACAGACTCTATAGAAGTTTATATGATCGAAACTAAAAAACAAGGTAAAGGTGTTGGTACTCGAGTTATGGAACAAGTACTTGATCTTGCAGATGATCTTGGTTTAGATGTTACTCTAATACCTACTGCATATAAAAATCAAAATGACCCACAATACTTATCGTTCTTGCGTCAGTGGTATTATGATCTTGGGTTTGATCACAGTGCATTTAGTCCAGTAATGAAATATAAATATGAAACAAAGACCACTTGGTCTGTATAACTAGTATAAACAATAAATAAATAATCAAATGGCAACTAAAAAAAGAATTAGAAAAGATCGAGTTAATGGTATTTATGCATACTCTGACATAGACAAGATGTTTGCAAAGAATTTACAAATCGCACACGAATACATCTGTGATCAGATTGGTGTAGATGTACCATTATTATATGAGCGTAAGCATATATATGGACCAGCAGCACGGTATATGGGTTGTTATAAACCATCAGACACTTTATGTGTCTTTAACTTCTCTGCTAATTATGGTCAAACTCTTAGTAGTGCACTCGAAACTATTGGTCACGAGCTAAGACATGCATTACAATTTCAAGAAGGTTGGTTTAGTGGTCATACTGAACATCGTCAGCGATGGGGTAAAGAATTAAGAGGTGATTGGAAAGGCGAAGAGTATAAAGGTGACTATCTAAATGCACCATGGGAAATAGATGCTCGTGCTTTTCAACAACATTATGGTCAACTAACACACCATTTATTTACTAAAGAAGAATTAAATACAGTTCTTCCAGTTTACAAGGCTAAATATAAATAATTAGTCTTCTAATTTCTTTCTATGTGCTCTGATCCTCATGATATTTAAGACAATACCTGTGAGGATTAGCACTCCTGTTAGTATATCATTCCATGACAACATTGTTGCACCTAAACCACCTAATGTGGTTACGTTAGCTACTGAATCTTTTAGTTCATTCATTATTTTACAGTTGATTCTATAAATTGGCCAGTTATACTAAAACCATTCAATTTACCTTCTTTAATTTGTTTCCAAGTTTCTTGGTTATTTATTTTGTAACTAGTCATCCACGTGCCTTCTGGTACGTTGAATCCCATTGATTTAGATTTATCCATGTCAGGATCTTCGACTATCCAGGATTCAAGCAGTGTGTTCTCTGTGCTAATATTATCGTCGTGGTTAATATCAGTATTATGTTGATTGTTTTCTTCTAAGAATTTTTGTGCAATCTTTTCAACAGTTTCTTTACTAAAATATACATGGAACATATTACCATCTTTATCATATCTTGGGATCATCATTCCAGGCACCATCGCCGGTCCAACTATTTTCATTTGCTCATCATCTGAAAAATGCCATTGACTTGATTCATTAAAAGTCATTCTACCTCTATTTGGTCTTTGATCCTCAGTCATAATACCTGCAAGACCTCTTGCTGGTCCTTCTTCTATTACAACATCTCTATTGTCAGCAGTTTTATATGTTCTATATCGGGTCCAAAAATGTCGGCAATATAATCCTCCATGATATTTGAAAATGTCATAACGGGCTTTACCTTTTTCAGCAAATTCACCATTAACACCTTCTGCACTCATTTGGTTAATTTCAGGAAGAGTAAAGAATTTATTTGCATTCATTAGAATAGTACAGAAACGTCTTCTATTATTTGAACTTTCTCCTTCAGTATACTTATATACATAATTAGCTTCAATATCTTCAGTAGTTTTTAATAAATCATTAAGTGCTCCTATACCGTCAATAACTTCATCCTCATCAGCAAATGTTTCTTTAGACATATCTACATAAGATGTTGTCTTTGGATCAAACGTTTTACCAAAATCTGACTGACTAATTAACTCTTCAATTTTATCCATGTGTTCCTCAGTATATTCTAAGGATTTACTTGCTCTAATACTTGCTAATTTAGATTTAGCCCAGTTAACACCAGCGCTTCCACCCCATGCATCCCACATAATACCTCCACATCCTTCTGAATATGGAACATCTTTATGTTGTTCATGTCTGGCAAATGATGCCATTCTCGCTATAGTTTCTTCTGAGATAGGTTTACCATCTGCTAATTGTCTTGCTCTTGTCCAGCCAACCTGTGTGCCGCAATCACTACCATTCTCTTCTTTATATTCAATTGCTCTCTTAGCATTATTTCTTGCAGCATCTGGATAATCTGTATAAGATTCAAATTCCATTTCAGCAGAAATAGGAATACAGTTAGGAACTTCTCTACCATCTTTGTTTTTAGTACCATATGCAACATAACCTTCTGTACATGGATTTTCTGGTAAAAACTCTTCAGTCTGTTCAAAAGAACCATAACAAATAGCAGCAGCTTGATCAGATTCGAATCCTTCTTCAATTAAAACAGGTACACATCTACTCACATATTCTTCTTCAGTCTCTCCTGGTTTAACTTCTACAAAATGTTGTGCAGCAAACTTTTGCCATGCAATACCTATTGCGGGTTCTGAGACTAATGACATTATCGAAACACCTAAGTCATCGAATTCTAAATTATCCCAATCTATTAATAACTCTACTATCTTGTTCATATCTTATATATTATAATCTTGCGAGATCGTTTATTTTCTTATCAGCTTCTTGTTGTGATGTAATATCATCTGAGACAACAAACGCTTTAACAACATTAGCACTACTACTTCCAGTTTGTTCTCCTAATGTTAATACATTGTTTTGTTCTTGTCCTTCAGCTGCACCTGCTAGTGCCAATGCCGGGTCAAATGCTGGTGCTGCTACTTCTGATGGTAATGCAGTTCCTCCACTAGCTCCACCTTTTCCACCTGGTGTTTTAGTAGATAAGATCTTTTTAACATTTGCTAAACCTGCAGCTACAGCAACACCTGCTGCTATACCTTTAATTACTGGACCACCAACTGTTTGTGCATATGCTGATGTTGCTCCCTGATATGTATTGATAACTGATGCAGCTACTGCCGAAGCTTTTTGTACTGCACTTCCTTCTGCACTAAGACTTGCAATAGCACCAAATGCTTGACCTGCCACATTAATTGCAGAGTCTTTTTCTTCTTGTGCCATTTTCTTTTTAAAGTCAGAAGAGGTTTTATCTAACTTCTTTCTTTCGTTAGCAAATTGTTCTTGGATTGCCAATATCTGGTCTGCGGTAGCACCTGCTAATGTAACTTCTGCAATGGCTTTTTCTTCTGCTATACGTAACTCTTCTTGTGCTAATAACATAGCATCATCTATCTTAGCAAGTCTGGCAGCTTCAAGGAACGTATTCAGGATCTCTAGGTCTGACTTTCTTTTATCTTCTGCAATAGTATCAGCTTCATCTGTTTTGGCTTTCTCTGCAGCTGCGAATTCATCTATAATAGCTTGACGTTGTTCAGCGAATAATCTTTCAGCTTCTAACTTTTGTGCTTGAGTTGCTTTGTTAGCATCTAACTCTTCCATCGCTTTCTCTTCCATAGCATCAAACTGTGCTAATGATTGTTCTAACTCATCATCTATTGCTGCTATTCTGAGTGCTTGTAATTGATCTAAGGTAGAACGTTCTTGTGTTATTCTTTCTTCTGCTGCAGCTTTACGTTCATCTGCTGCTGCTTTTCTAATCTCTCTACCAACTTTCTCAGCATCATACTCTACATTTTGTAAAGAAGTAGTTTGTTCAATTAATTGTGCTTGTAGTTCTGCAATTGCTTTTTGTGCTTCTCTACGTTCTTCATAGTTATTTGTAAGTGTTAACTGTGCTTGCGCAGCAGTTAATGCTAGATTAGTTTCTTCAATCTGGTTTTTAGCCAATTGTCTAGTTGCTGCTGTAACTTTATCGAGTGCTTCTATACGATCATCTAAACTAAGAGTTGTATCTTCAAGTATTTTCTTTTGTGCTTCAACTTCTTGATTTAATTTAGCATTCTCTACAATAGTCTTTTTACGTAATTCTGATAATTTCTTTTCTGCATCAAATAAAGTATCTACTGCACTAGTTGCTTCATTTACTGAATCTTTTAAAGTATTGAATGCACCTGAAAAATCACCACTAACTAACAACTTAAGAGCTTTACCAACATTACTGACAATAGCTCCAAGACCTGCCATAACCTTTTTAAGTGCTTTGGCTCCACCTTCTAAGTTAGTAAAGTAATTAACTAATGCAAGAACTAATGGTATTATTAAACCAATACCTGTTGCTGCAATAGCACTCGCAGTAACTTTACCAAATATATTAGCAGATTTAGCAGATAAACCAAATCCTTTGGCAACACCTGACAGACCTTTACTCATAGATGCGAATCCACCTTTAAGATCTTTAAATGATGCACCGAATTCTTTCAGTGTATTTTTAAAATCATCTAGTTTTTTACTAAAGAAACCCTGTTGTTTCTCAGCAGATTTCTCTGCTGCTTCTAGATCATTAACCTTTTTCTTTAGTTCATCTACAGATTTAACTGCGGTCTCTACACCGTTAACCTTAAAACTAATATCAATCTGTTCTTCTGCCATACTATTAAATATAAATTTCTACTCTATTGAATTACGTACATGTGCTGTATGTTGTAACAAAGAATTGTCCTGTTCCTCCTACTATTTCTGCTATACAATCTGGAAATAAACTATTAGGTTGTCCTTGTGTTGCTCCAATACAATCAGGATAGTATACTAAGTCACCATCACATGTTTTAACTATTAAGTCTACCTTTGGTGGTCCATCATATGCGTATCTATGACAAGTTCCTACACAATCTGCAACAGAATCACATACAGTTGTTCCTCCAACTACTGTAATAGTTCCACTTGTTTCTATAATTGAATTTTGATTTGCACATATACTCATAGATGTGCCATATAAAAGACGAGCTCTTCTAAATTCATTATCTTCAAGCCATGTAAATGTCGAGAATGTTCCTTCGAATCCTGCACCTGTTACTGTATAACAGTATTTAGTTGCTACACTAGGTGTATCACATGTAGTTCCTACTACACTTGTTATTGGATCTACATATCTGTCACATTCTTCACCAGAATCTATTGCTGAAACTATACTACCACTAATAGTAGTAATAGAATTAATCTGTGCACATATAGTAACTACTTGATTACTAGTTAAAGCTAAAGTAATTTCAGCTAGTCCAACACATGTTGCACATACACCACCATCATCAAAGTAGTATGATATTTCTGCACCGCCAACAGATGCTGTTACTTGATAACAATGCTGTGCTGTGTTTCCACCCGTACATGTGGCACAGTCTTCAAATACACCATTTGTTTCATTATATGTAAACTCTGTAGTATCATCAGGATTAGCGAGTGCAATCACCTCATAACATCCTTGTGCTTCTGATTCATTTACATTAACTACATCACCAATATTTAATGGTCCGTTAGCTTCCATAACACTTCCTGTTGCAAAATCACCTAACCAATACATTTCAACATTGGTAAAGTCAGCACCTGGTGCACCTGTCACCGAGTTAACTACTGCAAAATCTGAGTTAGTTCCACCACCTTGGACACATGCTCCTCCGTCTGCTCTGTGTAATATTATAGCAAATCTTTGTGTAGAGTCTTCTGGTAAATAATGAGATGCTGCTGATTGTACTGTAAATACATTTGTATCACTAGCACCTTTATTAGGAAGTTGATAAGTTTCTATTACATTTATAATCTCACCATAATTAGCACCTGAACCTACAGGGTCATTAATTCTAACCAAACTAACAACTGCATCTGTTGGTAAAGCAACTAGATTATCAAGTCGTAAATTAGTTTCAAACCAATACCATCCCGCCGGGGGTGTAGCAGTTCCATCTGTATCTGTTCCTGAAACCCATAGAGATTGTCTTTCACATATAGGGATGTTAGTATCACCAGCATCATGAACTGCAGATGTAAATATTGGAGAGATTGCATATTCTCCATCATCTACTAACTGTCCAGTTTGTGGTGTACTACCTCCTGATGGTGGTGGAGAACTAGGATTAAATCCATTACAACCTTCTATGATATATTTAAACACTCCATCTGCATCACAATCCTCACATGTTTCATATACAGAATCTACTTGAGTAACTGAATTGTTTCCAGTTATAAGTTCTGTTACTTCATAACATATTTCATTATTAACAAATTTAACTGATTGTCCTATTTCTATACCAGGATTTGCAGCAGCATCTATATAAAGATCTGGTGTAGCTATTACTGTTTTATAACATGTTGCTTCTGCTTTATAAATTTGAGGTGGAGTTTGAGTATTACAATCTGAACAATTTGTATAACTGTTATTAATTGTATACTGTGGTGTTCCTTGATCATTATTTATAACAACAAAACAACCTGCTATTTCATTTAAGTCTACTGTAGTTCCAGGTTGATAACTAACCTGAGATTCTGCCCAATAAAATTGACTTGAATTTTGTGTACATCCATTAAGATGTTGTGATAATTTATGTAATACTACAGGATCTGCACATGGTATAGATGCTGTAAATGGATATACACATCCAGTAACAAGATCTGTAATTGTATAAGGTTGTTCTGTGTTTCCACATAAACCTGTTAGAGTAGGTCCTGTTGTTGGACCTGACTGTCCGTATTGCCATGTAACTTCATATGATCCACTACCACCACTTGGAGTGACTGTAACTGCACCTGTACAATTACCTCCTGCTCCACAACTTGTATCTCCTGTGATAGCTTCTGATGTCTGAACTGGTGTTCCTGAATTTTCAGGTATTACAACACTACCAGAATTAGATCTACCTAAGTCATCTGTAATTAAAACATTATATGTTCCTGCACATAGACCATCAATATCAAATTGTTGTGGATTACCACCTGTAGTTGCTATCTGACCTGTTTGGCCATTACTAAGTTGATATGTAAATGGTGTTGCACCATCTGTTACAACTGTAATTATTCCATCGCAGCCACATACTTCGCCTGTAGGTAATAGAGAAAAATTAGTTAACTGTTCATCTATATAAGCAGGTGGTGTAAAATCATTTGCAGTAATTAATTGTACTTTAACTTCTGTACGTTCACCAATGTTAACATCGATAATCTTTTCAGGTCTGTAATATTTACCATTAACAAAGATAGTATCATCAAATGATAGATCTTGTAAGTCTACATTGTTTAAAACAAAGTATGCAGTTAAACGTCTACTAAATTTATTATAGAGTGAATTGATATATCGTGACCAATACTCTGTGTATAATGTACCACCTTGTTCATTACTAAATACTTGTGTAAGAGAACTCTGAACCCAATAGTTTATATCATTAGACCAGTTTATATTTAAACCTGTTGTTTGCTGCGGCCAATCTTCAAATGAACTCACTAATGGATATGTAGTATAAAAATTACTAGCAGTTTGTAAGTACCATTTTAGAGCACCACCTGATTGTGGCACTGGAGCTAAACCATTATAGAATAACAATCTTGTTTTGGCTTTCATTGGTAGATGTTTTAAACCAGTGTCCTCTGTTTCGTTTACATGTACTTGAGGAAATATAAAACCAGGTGCTTGATGATTGGTATTAACTGCATCCTCTTGGATAGTACCCATCGGTGTTGGCGCTATACCAATTGTTGTAATGTTTCTAGTTCCTTTTAGTAATTCATTATTACTATCAAACTTTAAATAACCATAAGGTTCTTTGAATTGATCAAAATGAAACTTGTTAATCCAATCTTCATCTTGTTGCATTCTAAATTCTATCTCTTCTGACTGTGTGTTAAACAAAGGTTCTAAGACCATGTCCTTTTGATTAACTAGTTTATGTGACCAATCATGTAAATTACCTGAGTTAATGTAAGTTTGCCATGGTTCGACAATAAAGTTTTTACTATCATTTCTATCAGGTGCTAAGACTAACCTAAACATCTTTAGGATGTCTTTAACGAAGTCTATTTGTTTATACTCACAATCTAACATTGATGTTGGTAAGAGTGTACCAGGTGCGTTCTGAACTTGGAACTTAATATCTTTTACTTCATCACGATCTGGATCAGTTAATGGATCTACTCTTAGTGCTAACAAACTACCTGCTAAAACACCAACACCATCAAACTCAGAATCAAATGTAAATGAAACTATGTCATCATATCCATAACCACTTGATTTATAAACTTGTCCTGTCGACACATTAACTAATTGTAGTCTTGCAGGCACTGGGTCTGTACAACCACCAGGACAACTAACATCCACTAAAGCAAACACATAAGCTTCTGCAGATATTCTTAGTTTTGTATTAGGATCTCCCGCCGGGACATCTCCACCAACAACATACTTAGAACCATTAGGAATATTACCTAAAATAAGATTACTACCAGGATCATAGACATTATCAGGTAACCATAGATTATCTCCAAACATTTGAGGATCTTGTCTATTATATTCTGCATTACAAAGGTTTTCACCACTACCTGATGCTGTATAACCAGTTATGGCCTCGTTACCAAATGCACTAACATACATCTGATTAAATCTTGGTGAATTAAAGAAGGTCGAAGTATATGTATAACCCGCATCCTCGAATATTTGATCCATGATTCTCTTAGCACGAATCATTGGTTTTAGTTTACTAGTTTCTAATGGGTACTGACTCTCTGTAAATGATCTAACTTGAGCACCATTACCTATTTGCATTGTCGATCCAACCACAGCACCTTCTTCATCATAGTTATTACCATGATCTATTAAGGGAAATAATAAATTACCATTTGATAAACCACCATTAGGATTACCTTCGCTGTCTACTGTAGAAGTCTGAGGAAATGCTTGCCATGATAATTCTATATCATCGACTGTAGGGTTTCTGTTAGCACCTGTTTGAGGATCTACGACTTGTAAATCAGGCATTAGCAACTGACATAGAGGTGCATCACCAATAACAGTACTAAAGTCTCTTGTTTCTCCTAAGAATAAGAGTTGATAATCTGTTTTATCTAAATCATTATTAACATATATCTTTTGAAGTCTGATGTGTCCTTGTCTAAACTCTTGACCATCTACTAAGATCTCTGCTGGTTTTTTAATAGTAACATCATAGTCAGTCCCATTTACTTCAAACGCTGTCTTAAAAAAGAGGTTGTTATTACGTGTCGCGGGTATTTTAAACTGTCTACTAAATACTGACGTGGCATCTGCATCTGTAATGTCTTCTATACTTAAGTTTAGTTTGATAGGTTCAGAATCATACAGATCTAAAAAGATCTGCTGTGTTCTCAGTTTATCAACCGTTGGATATACTTTTAATTGAATCATATTAACCTCTTTGTGCTTTTATGTTATGTGCTATTTTAAATCTAACAGTGTATTGAAATAGTTTATTCTTTCTATTTGTCTTTTGATCATATGTAGATGATAAAATGTTAATAGGTCTCCACACTAATGGTGCATCATCTGCCATTCTAACTCTAACATCTGCTGATTGAAACAGAGTTTGTAATAATTTGGCTTGGTCATCATTCATATACCCAGATGTTACTGTGTATATATCTTCTATTTTAGATGAGTATGTAGTATAGCCACGCTGTCCCTCGCTGACTTGGTATGAAGTACCATTATAATCTGCTGCCTCTTTAAGGAAGTTGTTTCTACGAGTGTTAGATGAGCTATCTACTCTTTTAGTAAATGTAAAGTAGTCTTTAAATCCTAATGAGTTTAACCATGAAAACTGAAAGTGTTCAAAGTCATTACATTGAGCATCTACTATATTAAATCTCTGTGCTTGCATTAGATCTTGGTCATCTAAGTCATTAACAGTAGTAGAACATAAACTGTTACCATATGCAACAGGTACTACGTAATAGTGTGTTGTCCCCGCCGGGATAGAAGTACTTCCAGGTAAATTGTAAGGTCCTGTTGCTAGTGTAATAGCAGCTAAAGTATTTGAGACACCAAAGCCATCACCAATAGATGCATTAGGTCCACCACTATAACTCGTAGTATTAGGAACAATTACTGGTAAACCTTGAACTAGGTCATCTGTACAGAAGTATATCTTCCAAGCTTCTATACCTCTGACTTTAGTGTTAAGGTTACCTCTACGGTCTATAGTCTGAA